CAAAGCCGGTATCTGAGCTGGCCTTTGATAATATCAAACTTGGCCACGCCAAGCTGGCCGGTATTGTTGTGCTGACTGATGAGCTGGTGCGGTTCTCCAATCCTTCGGCGGAAGCTCTTGTTCGGCAGGATCTGATTAATACAATCGTTCAGACCATGGACAAAGACTTTGTGGACCCAGCCAAGGCAGCAGGTGCTGCCGGTGTTTCTCCTGCATCTATTACAAACGGTGTTGCGCCAATCGCTGCCAGCGGTACGACCGCGGATGATGTGCGTGCTGACGTGAAGAAGCTGTTCGGGAACTTCCTGTCAGCGAATATGTCGCTGTCCGGCGCTGTGTGGCTCATGACAGAAACTCAGGCACTTGGTCTGGCGCTCCTGTTGAATCCACTTGGTCAGCCAGAGTTTACTGGTCTATCAATTAATGGCGGCAGCGGCGGTACGTTCTTCGGTCTGCCTGTTGTTCTCTCTGAGAACATTCCTGCCGGGGCTACTGGCTCGCGCATTATCCTCGCCAAGGCTTCAGAAATCCTTCTGGCCGATGACGGGCAGGTGATGCTGGATGCATCCCGTGAAGCATCGCTGGAAATGGAAAGCACGCCAACCAGCCCTGTGGCTGCTGAAACAAAGCTGGTGTCGCTATGGCAGCACAACATGGTGGGCATTCGTGCCGAGCGTTTCATTAATTGGGCGAAACGCCGTGACGGTGTCGTGCAGTTCATCGATAACGCCAACTACGGTGGCTAATTGATTGGGGGAGCTTCGGCTCCCCCTGTCTTTTCATGGAGAGACGCTTGAAACTCGTTGCACTGAAACCGCTCCGCTACGCGGGGAAATCGCTGTTGTCCGGCGATGAATTTGAGGCGTCTGCGAAAGATGCCCGATTGCTGAAGGCTATCAGAAAAGCTGCGGATGCGCCTGTTCAGGTCGTGCCACACGATAACGGTGCTGGGTCTGAAACAGGCAAACCAGCTTTGCGTAAAAGCCGAAGAAAGTCCGGAGAATAATCTATGAAGCTATTCGGTTTGTCGATTACACGGCAAAAATCAGCCCTTGCGCCAGTCGACACCCGAGGCGGATGGGGTAGACTCATTCGAGAGAGTTTTACCGGAGCCTGGCAAAAAGGCATTGAGGTCAGTACGGACACTGCCGTTACCAATCCAACACTCTTCCGCTGTCTTTCATTGATTTCTTCTGACATTGCAAAAATGCGTATCCGGTATGTGGTGGAAGATAAAGATCACATCTGGGCAGAAGTTGAACATGCTGAAATCAGCCCATTGTTGCGACACCCGAACCGGTATCAGAACCGTATCCAGTTTTTTGAATCATGGATGATGTCCAAGCTGGCGCATGGCAATACTTATGTTTTAAAACAGCGGACAGCCGCCGGTAAAATTTCAGCACTTTATATTCTTGATCCTAATCGGGTGAAGGTTCTTATTTCCACCGACGGGGCAGTTTATTATCAGCTGCAGCGCGACGATTTGGCTGCGCAGCATGCGGACAGCGTCACTGTGCCGGCATCAGAAATCATCCACGACCGCTGGAATACTATTTTTCATCCGATGGTCGGGCTGTCGCCAATTATGGCTGGTGGCCTTGCGGCACTGCAAGGGTTGCAGATCCAGAAAAACTCTGCACGGTTTTTTGGTAACAGCTCAATGCCTGGTGGCTTATTAATTGCCCCTGGAGCTATTAGCGATCAAAATGCACAAGCACTGAAAGACTACTGGAGCACCAACTATACTGGCGAAAACGCTGGCAAACTGGCAGTTCTTGGCGATGGCCTGAAATACGAATCCCTTGCGATGAATGCGCTAGACTCCCAGCTTATTGAGCAGCTGAAATGGTCTGCCGAAACAATTTGTTCGGTTATGGGTGTTCCGCCACACAAGGTTGGTGTTGGACATGCTCCTTCATACAATAATGTTGAGGCGCTTGATCAGCAATATTATTCGCAGTGCGTCCAAATTCACATTGAAGGCATTGAGATGTGCCTTGATGGTGGTTTTGATTGTGCTGTTGGCTCGGGAACGGAATTTGCTCTTAGTGATTTATTTCGCATGGATAGTGCGCCGCTCATTAAAACAGAAGCCGAGGCAGTCAAGGCCGGTATTAAAGCGCCGAATGAAAGTCGACGCGTTCTGAATTTACTGCCTGTAGCTGGTGGCGATACACCTTATTTACAGCAACAAAATTATAGTTTAGCGGCGCTTGATAAGCGTGACCAGCTTGATGATCCCTTTGCATCAGGGACAAAATCCGACAAGTCGCCGGATTTATCACCGCCACTACCCGAAGATCAGACCGATAAATTGATTGCCGCTTTTGCAACCAGAGCCGCAGAGGTTTTCCATGCTTGACTCAGTAAAAATTGCCGATGCTGTGCTCACGACCGTAAAGTGTTATGTGGACTCTGCTTATGCCAAAGTTAGCGAGCGCCTCATTGCACTTGAAGCACGCGAAATCCGTGACGGACGTGACGGCTTGCCAGGATTGCCAGGCAGAGATGGTGAAAATGGTACCGACGGTGCGCCAGGCAAAGACGGCACTGATGGTTTGGGCTTCAATGATCTGAATATCGAATATGATGGCGAACGCGGAATAATGCTGCGTTTTGCTCAGGGGGAACGTGTGAAAGAATTTCCGCTGACACTGCCAATTCCGCTTGATCGTGGTCAGTTTAAAGCTGGCACAGATTATGTTCGTGGTGATGCCACCACATATGGCGGTTCACTCTGGATTGCTCAGAAGTCCACAGTCGATAAGCCAGGTACATCTGATGCTTGGCGACTTGCTGTTAAATGCGGTCGTGACGGTAAAAACGGCAAGGATGGTGAACGCGGCGAGCGTGGGGCAGAAGGCCGTGACGGACGTGATTTAACCCAGCTCGGTTTGGATGGCAGCAAATGGTAAAACTCGTCTCATTGGAAGCCGCCAAACGTCGCCAGCGCATTTTTCACGACGATGAAGATGCCGACTTGGAGGCAATGATCGAACAGGCTTCCGATATAATTTTGAATTATATCAGCCAGCCTGAAACGGAATGGACAGACCTAACCGCGCCGCCTCTCATCCAGGCGGCGGTTTTATATCAGGTTGGTCTTATGTGGGCAGATCGAGGCGATACAGAGCCAATCTACGCACCCGCTGACGGTTATCTCGACCGGCGCATCACTTCCATTATTCATCGTTATCGTAAACCAATCATGGCATGAGGCAAGATATGGCTTGGGTAAAATTCAAAACCGATTTTGAATATCGGCAACCGTCACACTCGATTGATTACAAGGCCGGCTGGACAGGTTCCGTTCGCGAACAATGCGCCGTAGCCGCTGTGGCCGCTGGGGCAGCAGATCGTATCAAAACACCAAATCGAGGTGAGGTTGGTGCTGATGAAACGCTCACGTAGCATCGCGGGTACTCTGAACCATCGTGTCACGTTTATGAAACGTGAAGAAATAGACGATGGCTTCGGCGGAACTCGCGGTGATTGGGTTGATCAGTTTACAGTGTCGGCACGATTAAAGCCGCGCATGGGTTCAGAAACGGTCATTGCTTCCCGCCTTCAAGGCGTGCAGCCTTACACAATCACAGTGCATTCTTCCAATCAAACGCGTCAGATTACACCAGCTTGGCAGGCAAAAAATACTCAAACTGGTGAAGTCTACGACATAAAGTCAATCATCAACCCTGATGAGCGAAACCAATACCTCGAAATGTTGGCCGTTTATGATGGTAAAAGCTGATGGTTCTTAAAGCTAAAGTGCTTGGCCGTGAAGCATTGACAAAACGCATCAGGCAATTGGCTCCCAAAGCTATTGAGGCTATGGATAAAACTAAAATGGAAGTAGCACAAGAAGTTGCTTCAGCTATTGCGGCTCGTGCTCCAAAGACCACCGGTGATTATGCGGCAAGCATTAAGGCCGAATTTCAAAGTGATAATGCTGACAAAGAGGTATTCGGAGGCCGTAAATCGAAAGACCCGACAGCAGTTGGTATTTATGGCAGCTATATCTGGCGTTTCTTGGAATTTGGCACAAAAGCATCACTTGGAACGGCATCGCGTAGAGATCGTCGCTACAAGACGA